GACGATGAGCCGCCTCTGGAACTTCGAGGAGGACACCGCCCGCGTGTGGGATCTGAACCCGACCGAGCTCGGGAACTACGTCAACGCGATCAACCTCCTGATCCAGCACTTCGCCGCGCAGACGAGGACGCCGCCTCACTACCTGCTCGGCCAGGTCGTGAACGCGTCCGGTGAGGCGCTGATCGCGGCCGAGGCCGGGCTGACGACGAAGTGTCGCGCCAAGATCTTGTTCTTCTCCGACGCCTGGGAGGAGGCGATGGCGTTGGCGCTCGGCGGCGACGTCCAGGCCGACCTCGAGGCGATCTGGGACGACCCGGAGCGTGTGCCTCCGTCCGTGATCGTCGACGCCTGCGTCAAGAAGAAGTCACTCGGCGTGCCGCTGCCGATCCTGTGGCGCGAGATGGGCTATACGCCCGAGCAGATCGCCGAGATGGAGAAGCTGGAGGAGTCCGCGCGCGAGGAGCAGCTCGCGCTCGTCGCCGCCCAGGCCGCTGCCGCCGAGAAGCTGGCCGGCGTCGCGCCGCCTGTCACCGAGAAGGGCCCGCCGCAACCAGGGCCAGCACCGCCAGCGAAGGGCGCAGCGCCACCGGGGGCATCACCGGCGCCGCCGCCGCCTCCACCGTCCAAGCCGACAGGGGGATAGATGGCAGAACCATCGCCCGCCGACGTCGAAGCCGAGGGCCAGACGCCCGAAGCCGACGAGGGCAAGAAGCCCGACCAGGCACCCGAGCAAGAGGCTCAGGAGCCGAAGACCTACCCGGAGTCGTACGTTCGGCAGCTACGCGCCGAGTCGGGCATCAACCGCAAGAAGATCGCGGAGCTGGAGGAACGCCTCCAGGAGCGCGAGGACGCCGAGAAGTCGGAGCTCGAGCGGCTCCAGGCCAAGCTCGCCGCTGCCGAAGGCAGGGCGGGATCGGCCGAGACGAGCCTGCTCCGGTTCGAGGTCGCCGCAGAACGCGGCCTCGACGCGAAGGCGGCGGCGTTCCTGACCGGCTCGACCCGCGAGGAGATGGAGCTTCGCGCTGAGGAGCTCTCCGCCCTGCTCGCCGAACAGACCCCGGCGTCCACAACCACCCCGAACTTCGGTGGTGGGGCACGCACACCGGCGCCCGTGAAGGGCCCGCCCGAGGAGGAGCACAACGACTTCCTCATGCGGGCGATCGGTCGCCAAGTGCCACCTCAGTAGACGCGCCCGCCGGGGGGCGGGCAGAACGGAGCGAACATGGCGAACCGAATCCCGCTCTCCGAGGGCATCTCTGCTGCTGGCGGTTATCTCATCCCGCCCGAGCAGGGTCAGATCCTCATCCAGGGCATCCTCAAGGAGGCCGGCGCGATCGCCCTCGCGGGCGACAGCAGGGCGACGTCGGCGATCAAGACCAACTTCCCGATCTGGCTGGGTCAGCCCACGGCTGGGCCGGTCGGTGAAGGCGCGACCAAGCCTGCGACCGGCGCCGAGTTCGGCCAGGCGGTCCTGAACGTCAAGAAGTTCGCGACCATCGTGCTGTTCACCGACGAGATGCTCCAGGACGTCCAGTCGGGCGACCTGAACGTCCTCGTCGACTCGGGCATCCGCACCGCCCTGAACGACGCCATCGACGCGCACGCGGTCGGGATGGCCGTCGGCACGTCGATCACGTCGACGTTCGACTCGGCGCTGAACCAGACGACGACGTCGGTCGAGTACGTGCAGGCGAAGCCCGACGCGCTGCAGCTCGCCGTGTCGCAGGCGATGGGCATCCTCGAAGGGAACGGGTACGGCGCGCCGGGGCAGATGGGCGTACTGCTCGGCTTCGGGTTCGCCCAGGTGCTCCGCGACGCCCGGTCGTCGCTGGACACGTCGATGCCGATCTACGGCCCGGGCACCGGCCGCGACCCGCTGTACGGCCTGGCGAACTTCGCGTCGACGAACCTGACGAACGCGTCGGCGGCTCCGGCCGCGACGGACATCCTCGGCTTCGTCGTGCACCGGCCGAACCTCCACGTCCGCATCCGCAACGACGTCCTGCTGACGACGAGCTCGGAGGCGACCGTCAACGACGGCACGACCGACCGCAAGCTGTTCCAGGAGGACCTGACCGCCGTCCGGTACGAGACGCGGCTGGCGTTCATGATCCACGACATCAACCGCTCAGTCGTCGCCATCAAGAACGCGACCTAAGGAGGACACATGGCAGACGAGACTCTCGAGCATCCGGACCCGTCGTCGCCGCTCCACGAGGACTCGACCTACGTCGAGGACCCGGAGAAGCCCGACACCGACCCGCCGATGGGCAACGCCGTCCAGCAGATCCGCGGCGAGCCCGGCGCCGGCGCCAAGAAGTCCGGCGCCGCGAAGCCTGCGGCCAAGACGGAGAAGGCGGAGTAATGCCGCTGCCCGAGTACCCGCCGAAGGCGTTCCAGGCTCCGTCGTCGGCGGGGATCGGGCTGCGCTTCAACTACCAGTGGCGGACGCCGATGCCGAACTGGCCCGACGACTGGTGGCAGCGTGACCTCGACGACCCGGTCGAGTGGGACACGACGAGCGTCGAGGGCCCGATCATGACCGACCGCATGATGCGACTACCGGAGCCGCCATGACCAGCTCACCCGAAGGCATCAAGGCACCCGCCGGCGTCCGGCCGAGCGTGGACGACGTCGCGCTCTGGCTGCGTGCCCGCACGAAGGACTCGTACGGGAACGAGGTCGGCACCTTCGACGACGAGACCAAGCCGACGAGCGACCAGGTGGAGGCCGAGATCGACAAGGCCGTCGCCCAGGTGCTCATGCGGCTGCCGCCAGTGGAGCACCTGCCGCCCGAGCTCGTCCCGGCCGTCGCCGACTGCGTCGCCTGCCGGACCGCGTGCCGGGTCGAACGCTCCTACTACCCGGAGCAGGTCCGCTCCGACCGGTCCGCGTACGCGGAGATGGTCGCCGAGTGCCAGTCCGACCTGGTCGCCCTGGTCGAGCGGGCGAAGGAGCTCCTCACCGGCGGGGCGGCGATGAACATCGGCATGATCCCGATCCGCTCCTGGACGTCGATCCCCATCGACTCGATCCCGTTCTCGAGCCCGTGAAGGTCGAAGTCGAAAGCCGCGGCGTCGGCAAGGCGGTCGCGGAGATCTCCGGGCTCGGCGTCCGCGCCCGCGACCTCGGCCCGATCAAGCGCGGGTTCTCCGACATTGTCGACAAGTCCACCGAACGCCGGTTCGAGAACAAGGGGCCGGGCTGGCCTCCCTTGGCCGACGAGACCAGGCAGCGGAAGCAGGGCTCGCAGATGCTCGTCGACACCGGCAAGCTCAAGCGGGCGATGACCCGCCAGACGGCGAAGCAGTCGACGACCGACGAGCTCGTGTCGGAGCCGACACCGAACGTCGACTACGCCCGCTTCCACCAGTACGGCACCAAGAACATGCCGAAGCGGACGCTGGTCGAGCTGCGGCCGTCTGAGGCGCGGCAGGTCGCCAAGCTCGTCCAGCAGCACATCAAGGGCGGTCGGTGACGGAGTCGCTCGACATCCGGTCGTTCCCGCGCGGCGGTCGCCTGGACAAGAGCCCGTCCGACTCGATCTTCGGGCTGGCGGTCGCCGGCGCCGACGTCGAGGACATGGTGATCACCTGCCTCCAGACCTGGTCGATGACGTACCTGGCCGAGGTCGCGCGGCAGCACAACCTCCCGGAGACGTCGCTGCCCAGGGTGCGGGCTTGGGTGCCGTCGTTCTCGTACGACAAGTGGCCGGAAGACCAGCTCCCGGCCGTGTTCGTGATCTCGACCGGCACCGCCGAACGCCCGTCGATGGGCGGCGACGGCACCTACTTCACCCGCTGGGCGGTGCAGATCGGCGTGCTCTGCTCGGCGAACACGCAGCAGGCCGCGTCGAAGCTGGCGTGGCTGTACGTGCTCGCCCACCGGATGCTGCTCGACCAACGCTCGTCGCTGGACGGCCAGGCGATGGGCACCAAGTGGGTCGGCGAGGGCGACATGCCCTTGAACTACGACGACACACGGACGCTGGCCGGGCGCATCACCTCGTTCGTCGTCGACGTCGAGGACACCGGCAACAAGTGGGCCGGGCCGAAGACGCCGGACGCGCCGCTCGACCCCGACACGCAACCGTGGCCACCGTGGGCGACCGCCGACATCGTCCAGTTCGAGATCGACAACGTCCGCATCGACGAGCCGATGCCGACGCCAACCCGAGAGGAGGAGTAGATGCCAAGGCCAGGCTGGGACGTCCTGACACGGACGGCCCCTATCCCGCCGCAGATCCCGACCGACACCGGCGTCGGGTTCGTCGTCGGCGGCAGCGCGATCGGCCCTGTCGTGCCGACGCTGATCCAGTCACTCGACCAGTACGTGACGATCTTCGGTGCTCGCACCGGAGGCGTCGTCCTGTACGACCACGTCGACGTGTTCTTCCGCGAAGGCGGCTCGAAGCTGTGGGTCTGCGCCGTCCCGACGACCCCGTCGATGATGCAGGTGCAGGCGAGCGAGGTGCCGGGCCTCGAGGAGGAGGTCGACGAGAAGCAGGCGGCGAAGCAGGCGAAGGCCGCTGAGGAACCGGAGACGCGGGCGGCGCCGACGACGCCGCAGCTCCAGGCGTGCCTGGACAAGCTCACGAAGGCGTACGGGCCCGGGCAGGTGTGGTGCCCAGGCAACGTCGACCCGACGCTGAACACGTACCTGCTCCAGCATGCCTTGAACACGAATCGGTGCGCGCTGATCGAGCCGGCAGCCGCGTCGACGGCGGCGCAGCTCACCACCTACGCGGCCGTCTACAAGACCAACCCAGGCGTGCAACGCTCGGCGCTGTTCGCTCCGCTCGGCATCTTCCCCGGCGTCACTCCGGGCACGACCAGGCCGATCGGCTGGACGGCCGTGGTCGCCGGTCAGTGCGCCTACAACGACGGGCACGGCATCAACCCCGACACCCCGGCGGCGGGCGTCAACGGCATCTCGGACTACGCCGTCGACGTCGAGCTCCGCTACCTCGACTCCGAGTACACGTCGCTCAGCCAGAACGGCGTCAACACCGCCCAGTACCGGTGGGGCGCGCTGGAGACGTTCGGGTGGCGGACGCTGGCGGACCCGGTCACGATCCCGGACTGGTGGAGCTTCGGCTTCTCCCGGCTGCGGATGGCGATCGAGGCCGATGCCGGCGCCGTCGCCGAGACGGACGTGTTCTCGCAGCTCGACGGCAGGGGCCACACGATCGCGGACTTCGGCAACGACCTCCGCGCCGTCCTCGCCCCGTACTACGACTCCGGGGCCCTGTACGGGTCGACGCCGGAGGAGGCGTTCCAGGTCAACGTCGGCCCGGCCGTCAACACGCCGGCGACGATCGCCAACGGCGAGCTGCACGCGGTCCTGATGGTCCGCATGAGCCCGTTCGCGGAGTACGTCGTGATCGAGATCGCGAAGGTGTCAACGACCCAGGCGATCGCCGCCTGAGAAGGGAGGTCAACCGATGGCTGGAATCCTCGAGGCCAACTTCAACGTCACCGTCACCGTCGACGGCAAGAGCCTCGGCACTTGGGACAAGTGCACGGGCGGCGAGATCGACTCGGACGAGGTCCGGTACAAGCCGGGCGCGATGGGCTCGCCGGTGTCGCTCGGCGGCATGATCAACATCGCCAACGTCGTCGTCACCCGCATGTTCGACCTGCAACGCGACGGCACGATCATCCACTGGCTGATCGGCAGGACCGGCAAGGGCCTGATCGTGATCAAGAAGCAGCCGCTCGACGCTGACGGCAACGCGTTCGGGCGGGCGATCAACTACCAGGGCAAGCTCAAGAAGGTCACGCCGCCGCCGCACGACTCGGAGTCGGCGAACGTGGCGCTGCTCGAGCTGGAGATGGTGCCCGCCGGCACGGTGACCTGATGGACGAGCAGACGCAGGACATCACCACGTCGGCGTACCAGGACGAGCGCGACGAGCTCGCCGACCTCGGCATGGAGGAGTCGCAGCCGGACAACCTCCTGCTGGAGGCGATCCGCGCAGCCAGGGCGGAGGCTGCCGAACGCCACATCTACGACATGGACGTGCCGGGGTTCCGGGGGCTGCTCGTCCTCAGGCTCGTCCCGGTCGGTGGCCGCAAGGGGTCGATCATCCGGGAGCGGTGGCAGCAGTCGAAGTCGCCGGACAAGGACACGAACCTCAACGCCGACACGATCATCGCCGCGCTGCAGGAGGTCTGCGGACGCACCGAGGCGACCGGGCCGGTCAAGCCGCTCGACCCCGAAGTGCCGGTCATCCTCGACGACCGGCTGACGCGGCTGCTCGGCCTGGAGGTGCCGACCATCAACGGGCAGGCGCCGACCGCCCGGCAAGTGCTGTTCACCATCTTCGGCGCGGCACACGACCCGGACCTGGCGATCCAACGGTGCGGAGGCGAGTTCATGGAGTGGGCCTCCGGCGCCGACGCCCAGGTCAGCGAGGAGGCGCTGGGGGAATCCTGAGCGGACCCGAGGTCATGGCCGCGGCGCAGCTCGTCGCGCTCGGCCTGCCCGGGCTCCGCTACCTGGACACAACCGACACGGAGCAGAGGTTGATGCTGAGGGCGATCGCGTTGAAGACCGACGAGTACGTGGATGGGCTGCAACGCCGGCTCGCCATCCACGTTGCTAACGCGATCGCCAAGGCGTTCCCGAAGGGCCTGGCTTGATGGCGAACAGCGAGGTCGTCGAGGTCATCCTCAAGCTGATCGGCTCCCGCCAGTTCCAGCAGGACGCCGAGAAGTCGGCGAAGGCGGTCGGCGACGTCGGCAAGGCGTCGGAGAAGTCCGGGAAGCAGTCCGGGTCGGCGTGGAAGAGCGTGGCGAAGTGGGGCGGCGCCGCCGCCGTCGCCTACGGCGCGCAGCGGTTCCTCCGGGGCGCGATCTCGACCACCGAGGAGCTCGGCCAGTCGACGCTCCAGTTGAACCGGGTCACCGGCATGGGCGTCAAGCAGTCGTCGGAGTGGGCGGCGACGTTGAAGGCCAGGGAGGTGCCGGTCAAGCAGTTCCAGCTCGGCCTGGTGATGTTGTCGCGGCAGATGACCAAGACGAACGACACGACCGGCAAGAACGCTCAGAAGATCGCGGAGCTGAACGCCCAGTACGAGCTCTACGCGCACCAGGGCGGGAAGAAGGCGCAGTCGCAGATGGCGACGATCCAGAAGCAGATCATCGCCACGACCGGCAAGAGCGCCGATGCGGTGTCGATGTGGCAGAAGCTCGGCGTGTCGATGGACGACGTCCGCAAGGGCCGGACCGAGCAGGTGCTCGAGCAGATCTCGACGGCGTTCTCGAAGATGAAGAACCCGGCCGAGCGCGCGGCGATGGCGCAGAAGTTGTTCGGGCGCGGAGCCCTGTCGCTGGCGCCGCTGTTGTTCAAGGGCGGGCAGGCGATCCGCGACCAGTTGAAGACGGCCGGGAAGTACGTCGACTTCAACGCCAAGAACGCGAAGCAGATCAAGCAGGAGATCGCCGACCAGCGCGAGCTCAAGCTCGCCTACATGGGCGTCCAGGTGTCGCTCGGGAAGGCGCTGCTGCCGGTGATGCTCGACCTGAGCCAGGTGATCCTCAAGATCGTCAACGTGCTCCAGCCGTTCATCAAGAGCGGGATGCTGGTCAAGGTGATGATCGTCGCCTTGGTCGCCGCCTTCGTCGCCTGGAAGGTGATGTCGCTGGTGATGACCGCCGTGAACTGGGGGCTGGCCGCGTCGACGTGGGCGTGGATCGGCGCGATCGCCCTGGTCATCATCATCCTCGCCGCCGTCGTGCTCGGCGTGATCTACGCCTGGAAGCACTTCAAGTGGTTCCGCGACGCGATCTACGCGGTCTGGAACGCGCTCAAGTTCGCGTTCAACTGGGCGAAGCAGAACTGGCCATTACTCGTCGGAATCCTGGGCGGTCCTATCGGCCTCGCGGTCGCGTTCATCATCACCCACTGGGACACGGTCAAGAACGCGTTCATTAGCGCGTTCAACTGGGTCAAGAAGAACTGGCCGCTGCTGCTCGGCATTCTCGGCGGGCCGGTCGCGCTGGCGGTCGTCCTGATCGTCAAGAACTTCGGCAGGCTCAAGACGTTCGTCGTCGGCGTCTGGCACGCGATCAAGCAGGCCGCGATCGACGCCTGGAACTGGCTCAAGACGCTGCCCGACAAGCTCAAGGGGCTGATCAAGAAGATCCCGGGGATGGGCATCCTCGGCAAGGCGCTCGGCCTGGCCAAGAAGATCCCGGGCGTCGGCACCGCGCTCGGCTGGGCCGGGCTCCAGCACGGCGGCACGATCACCCAGCCGGGCGGCGTCATCGTCGGCGAGGCCGGCCCCGAGCTGATCTCGCTCCCGGCCGCAGCGTCGGTGGTCCCGCTCGGCCCCGGCTCAGGCGTCGGCACGTCCGGCGTCTACGAGATCCACACGCACATCTGGCTCGACCGCCGCCAGATCGCAGAGGCGGTCGGGCAGTTCGCGGCGGACAAGGCGGCGCGCCGCTGATGGCGTTGGCGGCGCCACCGGTCGGGTACGTGCGCGTGTCGTCGACGGACCCGCCGATCCGGGTGCTCGCCCGCCTCGGCGACGGGCCGGTCACACCCGAGGCCGGGTACGGCGGCTGGCAGGAGGTCGCGCGTCCGCGCCGGTCGCCGCTGACGACCTGGCAGGCGTCGCCGGGGCTCAGGATCCAGGTGCCGATGATGCTCGACGCGTTCGTTGCCGGCACGAGCGTCGAGAACCTGATCAACGACATCAAGCGGATGGGCAGGCCGACCGCCAAGAACGGCGAGCCGCCGATCGTGAAGGTGCAGGCGCGCGGAGCCGCCGTCCCGTACCAGTCGGTCGCCTGGGTGATCGACTCGATCGACTGGGGCGACGCGATCATGAACGACTCCGGCAACCGCGTCCGCCAGGCGCTCACCTTGCACCTGCTCCAGCACATCGCCGACGTCTACCTGCAGGAACGCTCGGCGGCGAACCGGCAGCGCGCCAAGACCGCACCGTCGAAGCCGGGCGCGGCGAAGAAGCGGACGCCGTCGAAGTCGGCGCCGCCGTCGAGCAAGAAGAAGTCCGGGCTGCTCGACACCCGCAAGACCGGCTTGACGTCGGCGTACCCGTTCGGGTCCGGCGAGAGCCTGGTCAGGGTCGCGGCCAGGGAGCTCGGCGACGCCGACCGGTGGCCCGAGATCGCCGCCCTCAACGGGCTGCGTGACCCGCGCGCGGTGCCGTTCGGGATGGTGCTGAGGCTGCCGTGAGCGTCGTCGCCTACACGAGCGCCGAGGAGGACCTGGACGTCTCGAAGGTCGTCCTCGACGTCGTCAACCGCAAGATCAAGGGGCTCGACCAGCGCGTCGACGAGTCGATGACGGACGGCGAGGTCGAGCGCACGATCACCGGCGCCTCCACCCTGACCATGAACCTCCACGACCCGCACCGGGCGCTGCTCCAGTCGGGCATGTTCGCGTACACGATCGAGGTCGTCCTCGACACGTTCCACTGGCGGCTCGTCAAGGTGTCGAAGTCCGGCGACGACCTCACCTTGACGTTCGAGGACCGGGTCGTGTCCTGGCTGCGAGAGGGCACGTCGCCGAAGAAGGCGAGCCGGGACAAGATGACCCGCGCCGAGTTCGCCTACAGCCTGGTCAGGGAGATCAAGAAGGGCGGCGGCATCCCGTTCTACAGCCCGGAGATGCACGTCCAGCAGCCGATCGCGAAGGCGACGCAGAAGAAGAAGTCGTCGGACCGGAAGGCGAGCCGCGACCCGGGCGTGAACCGGTCGATGGCCGGGCTGACCGTGAAGGGCTCGCCGGCGAGCTCGTCGCAGATCCGTCTGGCCGAGCGCGCCCTCGACGTCGCTCACTCGCTGAACGCGCCGGTGCTGGCGCAGATCGCGCTGATCGAGGCGTGCATCCAGGAGAGCTCGATCCAGAACCTCACCTACGGGCCGGACGGGTCGCTCGGCATCCTCCAGGTGATCCCGTCGACCGCGCGCGGGCACGGCATCGACGCCCGCGACGTCGAGGCGT